ATTGATGTATTGATTATTGAACTCGACGAGTTATCTATGGCAGATGACCCTCTTGAAGCCGGAATATTGAAGAAGGTTCGTGAGATCATTGGAAAACTGGATAACATTGCATCCCGGGCGAATAGAGAACCCGACGGTGAGGCTCGCGGAAGCATACTTTCCAAAGTGGAAGAACAGCGTGAACTAGTCGAACCACATAAAATTTTAGGAGAGCAACTACAAGCTCAACTTCAAGAACTTTATGACGAATCAGACAAAGAGATACAAGAAATATTAGGCAAGAAGCAGTCAATATTGGCAACAAAAAGATTCATCATTGTTGATTCTAAACAGAGAAGTCTAGAATTTAAACTGCCGATTAAAAAGAACGATAAAAGTATTCAAGTTTTAGTTATCAAAAAATTCTTGGGATTACCGTTTTCATCTGGCGACATCTTCGATGAGGAAACAAAGAAGAGATTACAGAAGTGGCAACAGGACAACAGCAAGGATATTCTGGGACTAGAACAAGACGAGGGTGAATATACTACGGATTTTCATGACCCGCACTTTGTTGAGTCACCGTTGTGGATCACTCAACGCGGGAGAGTGGACACCTTATCTTACATTATTATGAAGAGGCAGGGTCTAACATCTGCGGTTACAGAGGTTTTAGATGAACTAGGAGACATTCAAGGGTCGATTAGGGGAACAGCCGCTGACCCTCTAGCAATATTGGGAGAGCGAGAGCCCGGAGACGTTAAGTCTGATCCGTGGGAGGATCCTGATTACTATTACTGTACATGGTTCTCTAACGCAACCAGAAGAGATATCAATTCCGCTCGTGAAGGATCTTACGAGAACTTCTTAAGAAAGCAGTCCGAAATTGCTTTGCGAGAAGGGACAGAGAAAATCTTTGACCATTATGGGAAATACACTTCTTGGGTAGTGAAGGGGAGCAAGTCGTCTCACAATGTTTATGCGCCTGTGTTATATTACCAGAATAGAATAGAAACAACGGCTATTCCGAAAGACAAAGAATATACGTTAACGATAAAGCAACTGCCGTTGGCTGCAAACGTGGCTTTGGCGGGTCAAGACACACCTGTAGACGTTTTATTTGGTCAGGATTTGAAAGAAGGCGCATGGACTATATTTGCCTCTATCCACAAAATTCATAGCCCAACTAGGAGACCAAATTCAAAATTTAAGTTTACAATAAGAGTCAACAAGAAGATGCTAGACCAAGTTACTTATCCTCCTGGGCCAACTCAAGCTATGACTCTTGGGGCACTAATTGGGGAAATAAGAGAAACTGGTAAGCGGATTATTGAAGCGGTTTCTGCAGCTGATGAAATGGCTGAAGAGCTAGCTTCGGCCGCCCACGATAGAGCAAACGACGCCATCGATGCAGTTAATAACGCAGGAAAGGCAGTAACAGAGGGCATTGATTGGGTGTCAGAAAACAAAACCGAAGCAGTAAAGAAGGGCGTCGGAGCAGCTTTCGGGATGGCAAAAAAGTACGCTCGCGACGCAGAGGCGGAAGCTCTCAAGCAATTGAGTGGATTCGGAGACAGAGTCAGTAGGAAGCAGGAAAGAGCATTTCAGGCAGCATTGGCATCGATGGATATAAGAAGGGAAAGCCTTCCATCGACGGTCACATATGAACCAAGGTATATGGAAGACAAAATTGAGAAAATAAGAGATCTGTTTTTGAAATATAGCGCGGACCTTTGGACGTGGAGGATTAAAGGCGGCCGCATGCGCCCTCAAATTGATTTTAAGAAGGAAGCCGATAATCTTAAGGAGGCTTTCACTGCCCTTAAAACAATCCTAAGAGCTAACGGATACTCCAACCCAAAGATGGGTGACGAAATAGAGATTACTTTTGAAGAAGTGTTGATGGAAAGAAAGGTCTCTAAAAAACCGCTTAAGACGGTCGAGGATCGTGCCGGTGTAGTTCCTGTCATGATCACATATAAGAAGCCTGGAGAATTTGAAGTGCAAAAGATTCTTCAGCGAGCCACAAAAAATATGCACAAGAAACATCCGTGGAATAATCCACGAACAATGAATTATTTGATGAATTTGGACGATTTATATAAGGCGGCAATTGAGGACGCAAGAATATGCCTAGAGGACTTTGAAGAGCTTCTGGGAGCACCGAGAGAGAATATGTTTGAGGTTATCCAACAATTCACAACTCCGTATGTAATAATACTGAAGGCTAATGCAAAATCGCAAATTAATTTACCATCGGAGGCAAAATTTTTTGGACCCATAAAGAGATGGCAAGACAAGGCAAACGAAGACTGGAATTTAGACGGCAAGAATCCAAAATCAACACTATTCAGGGACGGGATGATAAGGTTCGAAAAGGGAAAGACATATAGTATTATTGATCCGATCCCGAAAGAAGACCTTTGTACCTTAGAAGAGCTTTATCAGGAGTTTCTAGATAAGTTTGATTTCGCGGCATTATTTTGTAGTTATGCGTCTTGTATACCAGCAATCCCGTGGCCGATAAAGTTTGACTGGGATTTTGATTGGAAAATGCCACCAATGCCGAAAATGCCCCGTTGGGATCCGTTAAGGATACTCATTCCAATGATTGAAGCAGCATTATTAGAAATGTTAATCGCATTTTTGTGCGGCTTGGTAAGAGGAATATTGGACCTTATTAAATTCCCCAGTTGTTCAGACTTGTTGGACTACGGTGCCTCTTTGTGGGACGATGCATGGGGGAAGAAAGAAGGCACAGATAAGAAATTGCTAGTGATGAAGGACGCCGCCAACGCACTGGATGAAATGGACCTTCCAGTCGAATCTTATTCGGACCTTGCGGATTTATTTGATACTCTCGCAAAGGCTCTTACGCCACCGGAAATGTGCTCTTTGTTGGAAGGAGAGGCAGATATAGAGACATTAATAATAGTAAAAGAATTGATGGAAAAGCATTATTCAGGACTAAGTGAGCACCTAAAGAATGAATCTTTAATTGCAGAGTTTTTTGGATTGTTGGGTCGGTTTATAGATCCGGAATTATGCGCAAAGCTTTCAAACTCTGCTAACGTTGTCGTCGGTGATCTTTGTCCTGACATCGAATCCCCTACGTTGAGGGACCAATTGTTATCTCAAAACGCCACTCCGGAAGAAGTTTCTCGTGCCATTGTCGATTCGGAGAAGCGTCGCGCCGCCTTAAAGGAATTGATGGAGAATAATCCTTTGGACTCTCTTCTCGAAAAAATGAACCTTCCAGGACCATATGATACGGATAGCTCAAATAAGATGGCAAGTTTAGCAATAGAGTCTGTTGTACGCAATATAGCGATTGTTTTTAAAAATGATTTATCATTTTTTGTTCCTTCTTTGTTTGAAATGGATACGTCCCAGAAGGTTCCCGGCGACCCTGGATATAATCCTGTCGAGGGCGGACGGTACCAGTTTGTAGCAAACCACATTAAGTCGACACTTCCTAGAGTCCAGAGTGTAACAAAAATCAGAGAAGCTGTCGCGGCTTTGTCGACGGCAGGCGCATCCGGAGTCAGGAACCTTAGTACCCTTGTCAATTCTCTGAGTGATTACAACGACACTGTTGGTTTAGACCTCGTGAACCCGGACACTGGAGCCCGAGAAAACCTATATCATTATGAATGGGAAACCTATGAGTCCATCGGCACCACCCAGCGCATCGGCCGATTCAAAACAGCAGAGGGCGAAGCGGCTGACATAAACGACGCTAATCAACTAGGGTTTACGATTGGCAGAAAAGGCAACGGCTTTGCAATATATTGGAAAGGTGCGAACATCTTGAAAACAGGCAGCGGGGCTTGGGCTAATGATAACGCCGGTCGCACCGCCGCCATCGCAAAGATGGAGGAGGTAATCACACAAGAGACTGCCGATGTGCAGCGTATCCCCAAGCCAGGGCGAATGGATGTTGATCGCGTCGCAGGACATAAAGTAGTGACGTTTGAGCAGCTTCAAACGGGGGCCGGTGAGGATAAAGAGCCAGCTTTCTTCGATTTGTCCGACCCTTCTGACAGTGCTCTTATGCAAGATATTTTAACTTTTCCCATGAGGAATCTCAAAGATGAGGTAAAGCCGTCTCCTGTGTTGAGGAGCATACTAGAACAAGAGCAATTACAAGAAATACAAGAGAGATTCGTCAAGTTTGAGCTTCCATCTGAAAAAGATATGATTTATCAAGAAAATTACTTTGAAGGTGAAGACATAAGAGATTGCTTTAGCTTGGAAAGACCAAGTAGACTATTTTTTAACTTGGGAGAACCGGAGATGCTTTGGGAGAATAAAACCTACAACGGATACCTGTCAGAAGAGACTATTAATACAAGATTGCTAGCAAGAGACATCTCCAGGCAAGAGGGCCCAAAACACTTACGTTCTGGTGCTTTTTCAGAAATGTTTTTAAGTTCTTGGTCAAATACTCTTCAAAGAGTTTATCCGAATATGGGACAAGGCGGCCGCCTCGACCTTGCAAGAAGGGTAAACGGACACGGAAATAGTTTGTGGAATAAACTAAATGGTGGTCTTGGAAAATCGGTCACCCATCCGCAAGACTCTTACAGGGTGACTGCGAATATGCTACTAGACAAGGTGGGAGAAGGTATTCGAAATTCCAGATATTTTGATGTAGAGCAAATAAAAGATTTGGCAGACAGAATCTCTGCAGAATTTATACCTGTTTCTGAAGATGAACAAGTTGTTTGTTATGCAAGGAATAGAAATGTAATCAGTTTTAAGAAAATGAGACAAGAAATCATGGACAAGTATAAGGAGATGCTGGATCTCCCAGAGAATGATCCAATAAAAAGAGACTTTTCTTCTTCCGGTCCTCTCGAAAACAGCATGACTTCTCAATTAACATATGTTTATGTTAAGACTTATATTATAGAATTTATGTTGAAGGGTCTTTACGTTTTTTCTAGATTTGGGGCAGGCATGCTAAGTGGAGAACCCATCGTTAATGATTATCTTAAGAGCTACCTCATATCTTCTTTAAAGGCGGATCTGACTCTTGACGAGCTTAGTAAGGAAGTTTTCGAATCAGAAATTTTAAAATTGGCAAACCACACTGACCTCGACCGAGCAGTCTCTGTGCTTATCGATAGTGTTCTCGACGAAGAAGAGATCATAGAAGCAGCAAACAAAATCTTCAAGCCAAGATGCAATTCTTTTAAAGAAGACTTTTTTAATGAGTTGACTTCAAATATTCGTGCCGTTCAATCATTAGAACACATAACACCGAGTAGATATGAGAACAGGGGATATCGCAGAGGAATGGTTCCACTACATTCTAGTTTTGGAGGCGTCTACGAAGACCCTGAAGATTTAAGTCAACCAACTTTCTTTCTAGAAAAGTATTTCAGATTTTCAGAAAATGTTATCAACACGCACATCTCTCCTCGACTCCCATCCTTCGGCATCCCCGGCGATGCGCCACCACGAAGTGTTGTTCAAAAGATGATTGACGCTGACCCTGATTTTGAGATAAGCATAGAAGCATATAAGGGAGTATTTAATCAATACGAATTGAATGAGTTATTAAAACTTTTCTCGGACCACATAGACCGATCAATGAACCTAGAAGGTCCAGCACTTGAAGCCTGGCGCACGACATATCCGGATGAGATTGAATTTGTGGATAGCATGTACACTCTCGGAAATTTAAAGGTCGGATTAAGATTGGTGTTTGTCCCCAGTACTGAAGAATATTCTCAAAGAGCCATGGAGCGGATAGACCCAGACCCTTCTTTAAAACCGATAAACGAAACAGACATTTTTGGCAATGGCGGCATTGACTCCGAGGAATTCTGGGCACCGGACATGATAGAGCAATTCCAGATCGACCCAGAGCTTATTCCGGGGTCAGAGTTATCCCCGGCTGAGATTCAGGCACTCTTCCTGCAAGGTCGCGTTCTGGAAGCACAGGCTGCTATCAACGCTGTGGCAGAGGGCGCACGCCAATGGGGATTGATAAACAATCTAAAAACTTTAAATATGAGTCTTCATGGATTGACAACAAAAACTAGATCGTATATAGCGGATACAAATCCTAGATTTGGGTATATTCGAGGTCCTAGAATTATAGAGGAAGATCTTTATATTGTTGAGCGCGACGAATCAGGCGAGGATGTCATCAGTGAGATGAACCGCCAAACTCAAGACCCAATCAGGTGGAAAACGGACCCCGCATATGCGATGGGAACGTCTCATCTTGTAAAGATGGAAGAGACTGCAACTTATTCTGCTAATGACGAGGGTGTAGTAACAAGAGAGGTGACAGACTCAGAACAAGTGGGTATTATGACTGCTGGTAAACCACAAAACATTATGTTTCCAACTCCATTAGTGGAAGTAGAACTGGATTATTGCCCAAAAGAACTTGCACAGATGCTTCTCACTATCGATAATCCAAGGCAGATGAGACCAGAGTATCACCGCACCGACGATGTCCTGGCGGCAGCAATGTTCGGGTTGGGTCGCAAACAAGAGATAACTGTTGGAGATGACCGACAACACATTAGAAGAATAGAGGCATCACCCGACTCAAAGATTGAATATTTGTTTGATTTTATATTTCCGCTTGACAGGTACCAGGCTTTATTCATGATATACAATCAAGTAATATTGGACCCTGATCAAGAATTATCAACGATGATGGACCCAACACGGGGAGCGGTAAGAAGATTGGTTTTGGGACTGAAAAACCCAGCAGGATCGACCGACCTTTCGGCAGCACCACCCGGAGATCTTTTCAATATATTAAATTCAGATCAAACTTCGTTTGGATTTGGAAATATCGCCGATAAGATAATGGCTGATTTCGCCAAAATAGCTTGGAAAATGGTGAAAAATACAATTCCATCGCTAGTCAGGGGCGGCGCAGCGGCATTGGACCCTGCTTACAAGGACATGAAGAAGGTTTGGGATGCCGACCCTGCGAAGGTGAGGAGTGGGTTGAATATGTCGTCGTTATCTCACGATCTGTTGTTTTCACCAACTGGTGATAGCGTTCCATTAGTAAATGGTTTCGCTGCCGACAAGGACTATATGCCGTTTAACTTTCAGGGCCCAATCGATATCGGGCTTGCTATGGGTATGTTAGCCGCATCTGTATCTTCTGCGAACGTCGTTGGTGCCGCTATAGCTACTGACCAATTAGCAACAATTTATGAACATCTTGAAAACGCCGTAACCGGTAGAGGTGAGAACCGATACGGAAAGTTCATGACCCCGGTGGGTCTTCTTGGGCTGTCAATGCCTGAGTTGTCTGGTGAAAGAGATCGGACGAGAAAGAGGCGGGGCACTAAGGAATTTAAGATATGTGAAGAAGATCATGAAGACATACTTACTAGTGAAGAGGAAAATGAATCAGCAGCTGCTGCAGCATATGCAGCCAAGGTTGAGGGTCTCACAGGAGGAGATTAATTATGGCTGGTATATCAGTAAAATTGCCATTAGAGCGTGACGCTCAAGATGGATATGCCCTAAACAAGACAACTCTAGAAGCAGTAAAACAGAATCTTAAAATGGTCGTTTTGACATCACCCGGAGAGAGAGTTATGGAACCGACCTTCGGTGTTGGTCTAAAGAGGTTTTTATTTGAATTGGCTAACGAACATACTTACGACAATATCAGAACAACGATCATATCGCAGGTGGGGAAGTGGTTACCATTTATAAAGATTTTGGGGATAGCGATTAGAGGACCGGATGACAACACTTTTATATCAAGTGGCGTACCATTGTCTATACAAATACAATATACGGTACCGGGATTGAATACTGCGGATATTCTTGAAATAAGTATGCCCGAAACTACTTAATAGAGGGGAAAACATAAAATGCCAAAAAAAATAATTCCTATAAAATATACCAATAGAGACTTTTCTTCGATAAGAGAATCATTGTTGGAACATGCAAAAAGGTATTATCCAAATACGTATAGGGATTTTAACGAAGCTGGTTTTGGCTCCTTAATGATCGATACGGTGTCTTACGTCGGCGATGTTTTATCATTTTATTTAGACTACCAGGCAAATGAGTCATTTTTGGAAACAGCAGCAGAGTATGAGAATGTTCTCAAGTTGTCAAAATTTTTAGGATTTAGTTTTAACAAGGCACCCTCTTCCTACGGAACGTGTCAGTTTTATGCTTTGGTACCTGTATCAGTAGCCACTGGCGGCCCGGATACTAGATATTCACCAACTTTGAAGGCGGGATCTACGGTAGCTACTGCTGGAGGTGTGTCCTTCACACTACTTGATGATGTGTCTTTTGCAGACTCGGTTAACGAAGTTATTGTAGCAAAAGTGAACGATGACACCGGGGCACCTACATATTTTGCTGTTAAAGCGGAAGGTAGAATCGTATCTGGGGAATTATTGGAACACGTGGAAACGGTTGACGCATTCGAAAGATTTCTTAAGGTGGTCATCCCGGGAGATAATGTTTCTGCGATTGTTCAAGTAACGGACTCCGAGGGTCACGAATATTTTGAGGTTGAGCATTTATCGCAAAATTCTATTTATAAGCCTGTGACAAACAAGAACGCAAAAAACGATTCGGTTCCAAACATCCTGAAGAAGATAGCAGTCCCTAGAAGATTTGCAGTGGAACACCTCGACGACACAACCACTATTCAATTCGGATATGGATCTGAGAACGAACTGGTGAGTGGCTCAATCGCAGACCCCGCAAACGTTGCCCTCAAGAGACACGCAAGAGAATATATATCAGATACAAGTATCGACCCTACAAAACTTACTTCTACTGATAAGTTTGGCGTAGCACCTGCGAACACTATGCTATCAGTCGTATACCGATCTAATACTTCTGAGAATGTTAACGCGGGTTCTGGCCAAGTAAATCGAGTCGTTGATGCTGTAGTGGACTTTGACAATGTTGCTTCCTTGAATGAGGATATAAGGCGATATGTTGTAAATTCAATAGAGGTTTCGAATGAGGATCCAATAGTCGGAGATATAAGCATTCCCGGCGTCGAGGAACTGAAAATCCGGGCACTGGGGAACTTCTCTGCCCAGAATAGAGCTGTTACAAGACAAGATTATATAAGTATGGCGTATGCAATGCCAGGGCACTTCGGCGCAATAAAGCGATGCACCATTTTCAGAGATAACGACTCTTTTAAGAGAAATCTAAATATGTATGTTATTTCTGAGAACGCCGAGGGACACTTGGTGAGAGCAAACAATACTATAAAACAAAACCTAAAAACATGGCTGAATGGTGTTAGAATGATTAATGATACTATTGATATATTAGACGCTTTTATTATAAATGTTGGCGTAGAGTTTGATATAGTAATAGAAGAAAACGCTAATAAGTATGAAGTATTGAGAATGGCACAGTTGGCGATAGAAGAGCAGTTTCTCTTGCAAAGAGAAATGGGAGAGCCAATAGTGGTTTCCGACTTTTTTAAAGCACTAAAAGATGTAGAGGAAATAGTGGATGTTGTTAGTGTTAGGGTGGTTAATAAATCCGGATCACCGTATTCATCACTTGATTATGATATTAAAGGAAATTCGTCAAAAGATGGGAGAGTAATATACGCTCCTCGTACTGCGGTCTTTGAATTAAAATATCCGGAAGTTGATATAAAAGGTAAAATTGTTTAATGGCTATTAAGAGATATCTTGCTAATGCAGACACTACAATAACTAATGCCTATAAGATGAACTTGTCAACTCGTGGCACCGGATCTAACATGGGTGAGTCTGATGTGCTGGAGGTATTCTCCATTCTTGGTCAGGCTTCAACTAGTTCTGTGGAGAAAACAAGAGCACTACTTAAATTTCCCGTAGGCACAATCAACACAGACAGGAGTAATGGAAATATCCCAGAATCTGGAAGTGTTAAATTTTATTTACGAGTTTTTAATTGTCCTCACGGTCAGACACTTCCGAAACAATATGATATGCAAATTTTGCCCCTTTCCAGGTCTTGGTCCGAAGGACAGGGTCTTGATATGGAAGAATACACGGATGAAGACGAAGCTAATTGGGTAATGGCTTCTGCGACCAAAAGACCACAAATAACAGATGTCAAATTTTTGACGACTAATGAACAACTCTTAAAACAAGAATATTTTACCTTATATAATTCGTCAAATACAAGATACAATTTTGTTTTTACAACACAAGTGGGAGAGACATTCTCGGGATCACTGCCGGGAATTGAAATAGTTGTGCCATTGACGGGGAACATGTCCGCCGTCAAAGATATAGCTAGCGTTTTTAGTGCTTCTATAAACGTATATGAAACAGGTCTTTCTGCTTCAATTTCTGCAGAGGACACATCTGATACATCGGGAGCGACAATTAGAGTAACCACGACCGGCTCGTCCGGTCAATCTGGATCATATCAGGGCACCGTATCCACAGATCATTTATCTTTAACGACTGTGCAAGAGGGTGGCAAAACGAAATGGACGACAGCGGGTGGTGACTATCATGAAGTGGGGTACACAGCAGGAAGAAACCTTCCTCACTATGTTAAGAACTTTCAAAACGGAACAGAGAATCTAGAAGTTAATATAACAGCACTAGTAGAAGAATGGATTGCAGCTGAGTCAGCAGACGATCCGGATAGAGAAAATTATGGCGTTATGCTAAAAATGTCTGGATCTTATGAAGATGGCACTAGAAACCGTTCTTATTATACAAAGAAGTTTTTTGCGAGAGGGTCCGAGTTCTTTTACAAGCGACCGATAATTGAGGCCAGATGGGATGATTCGAAAAGAGATGACAGATCAAATTTTTATTTGAGTAGTTCTTTATTACTGGGCGAAGACAACTTGAATACCTTGTATCTTTATAATATAGTGAACGGAAAGTTAAAGAATATTCCTGTCTTGGGCGGCGCATCCGGGAGTAATAACGCTTATACACAAATAAATGTACAAGTGTTTCCGTCTGGGAATGTGAAAAATCAAGTTATAAAGCCAAAAACACTTCCAATCGGTGGCGGTGTGACTGTAAATGCGGCGACTGTTATAACTGGCGGTTGGGTGAGCACCGGCATATATTCCGCATCCTTTGCTTTTACGGGATCAGAAAGTGAAATATTCGATGTCTGGAGTAAGCCAACGAAGGTGGTACAGGGAATACAATTAGTTACGGGGTCGACGTTTAAAGTGAATAAGCACAAGACCTATGATTATAATCCAAGTACCACATATATCACAACTTTAAAGAATCTCAAATCATCTTACTCGCAGAGTGACAAGGTGCGAATAAGATTGTTTGTTCGCCCAAAGGACTGGCAACCAAACATATATACTGTGGCGTCGAAGAAAGCGGAACCATCGATAATTAAAGACGCATATTACAGAGTATTCAGATTGATAGATCAGTTTGATGTAATTCCTTTTGGTACCGGAAGCGGAGCCCAATCGAAATACACTAGAATGTCGTATGATAAGAATGGTAATTATTTTGATTTAGAAATGTCCCTTTTTGAGTCGGACTACGCTTACGGTATTCAGCTGGCTTATGATACGGACGGCAAACACACAGTACAGGATAAGATTTTTAAATTTAGAGTTGAGAAGTAAATGAGTTTAAAGAACCTTTTTAGCAAAATTAGCTCAAAACATATTTTGCCAGAGTCAAGTGTCAATGATCTTCTGGAGGACATCGAGTCTGGCCGGTACATTGATGAATACATAAAGAGAAAGGCTAGATTCTTACCTCACATTGATTACGCCACCGCTTCGAACTTTGCTCGATTTGGATTAGCCGAGGAATATTATGATTCTGCGGCAAGAAGAATCTATCAGACTTATCCTTACGACGGATCCTCATATGAAAAGATTAAATGGATCAACAATTCAAACGGTTTAGATCTTTACGTATTTGATAACGAATATCCCAGAACACACGGACATGCTAGATTTTCACCCACAGGTTGGGGGTCTAGAACATCATTGTCGGGGAACTATGGTAATCCAGCAACAAAAGAATACATCTACATTAAAGGTGGACCCAACGTTGACAACATTTGGCATACGGCAAGCAACAGAACATCCAACCTTGAAATAGATGGCAACAAGGGCAACACAGTAGAATTTTGGCTTAAAAAATCTGCTTTCCAAACATTGACAAAGAGAGAAGTTGTCTTCGACGCTTGGACAACAGGCTCTGTTCCTTCGGGACACCAATACGGTCGCCTAACTATAGAGCTGGACAGGACGAGACCACAAGAAGACTCTCCTTGGGTAGTTACTTATCAATCTGCTTCAAGCGGCGTTAAGAACCTTTATGTTTCCGGCACGGCAGGCTTGTATGCAAGCGCATCAGACGGCGAGTGGCATCACTATGCATTCAGTTTTCAGAATACTGGTAGCCAAGTTAACTTTAGGCTACATGTCGACGGCGATTTAAATCATTCTGTATTGACTGGTTCTTCGATAGGAAATTTGAATACTGCGATAGTTGCAAACATCGGCGCATTGGTCGCAGCAAAGGATTCAGATCCACAACCACGTCTGGGTCCATCGACTACGACCAATCCTGGTCTTGGTTTTGGTAAGCTTTCCGGCTCTATAGACGAATTCAGATTTTGGAAAGCAAAAAGATCCTCTAAAGATATAGGAAGGTATTGGTTTACTCAAGTACATGGAGGGACCAACACAGATGACCCGAACACAGATCTAGGGGTGTATTACAAGTTTAACGAAGGCATAACCTTAACAAGCAGCATAGACCAAATTGCTTTAGATTATTCTGGTAGAATTTCTAATGGTAGTTGGACAGGATATAGTTCTGATAGCAGGAGCACTAAATCTGCGATGATTCAATCGTCGGCTTCTTTAACGGAATTTGCAGAACCGATAATCCACACAGAAAATCCCAAAGTTAATGAATATCTGGACGATATCTTGGAGAAGGGAAGAAATTATGACATCAACAACAACTCTTCCATATACAAGTCTGTGCCAGGATGGATATTAGAAGAGGATGACGAGGGGGAGTTAAAACAATTAACTCAAATAATGGGAGCTTATTTTGATGAATTGTTTATGCAAATACAGTCTTTATCTAAACTCAAGCACGTAAAGAGTGAGAACTATAGCAAGAAGCCCTTGCCGTTTATGGATAAGGTTCTTAGGTCTATGGGGTTTGAAACACCGGAAATATTTATTGATGCCGATGTCCTGGCGAGTTTGGCGTCTCGTGACGAAGAAAAAGAGTTTGAACAAAGACTTGAAGATGTTAAGAATGTTATATATCAAAATATATACAATAACTTAATCCACATATACAAATCCAAAGGAACAGAAAAAGCTTTCCGCAATTTGCTTCGCTGTTATGGGATTGATGAAGAGGTAATTAAGATAAATGTTTATGCTGACGGTGTGGATTATCCAGTTGAGCAAAACTATCGTGTTGGCAGTTTTAAGACAAGGTGCATTAATTTCAATAGACCAGCTAATTTTTCATCGACGATTTATCAATATAGTTCGAGTCTTCATCATTCGGGTAAATCATCAGAGTTTCCTGTTTCCGGATACATAACGGGTGCCCACGCAAACGATTCCGCTGTTGGACTCTCTTTCACAACAGAGGCAGAAGTGGTGTTCCCGATCCGCCACCGCGCCGGTACCGTCCTTCATTTTGACACGCCTATTTCTAGTTCTCTTTTCGGCGCACATACAGTCTTGGATAGTCACGGCGACACGCATGATTTAACGTGGAAGGCAGCAGCAAAAGATTTTGCCAACTTTGAAGTATACGCAGTTAAAGACAGAGAAGATTCTAGGCATGCTAAATTCGTTGTTAAATCAACTTCTGGCATTGTAGCACCAGTAGAAACTGGCATATATTATGATGTTTACGATGGAAACAAGTGGAATTTTGCAGTGAGGGTCGCCCCAAAGGGAACCTTCGGAAATACAATTTCTGGTTCAACGAACTCTTATAATTTAGAACTCTTTGGAGTGAAGACGGATGCTGGGGAGGTAAAGGAGGAGTTTCTCTTAACTTCTTCTCTAACCAATGCTCAAGGACAGAGGTTCCATCAGTATTCTAAGAGATTATATGCCGGTGCACATAGACGCAACTTCACAGGATCTACGATTGATTTATCTGATGTCCAGCTATCTTCCTTGAGACATTGGATGTCTTACTTGGATAATGAAACAATCAGGTCACACGCTCTGGATCCTAAGTCATACGGTGTTCCACACCCAATGAGGAATGCTTATACTTTTATGCCAGGTCTGGATAATCCGGTACCGACAATAGAGACACTAGCGTTAGACTGGGGTTTCAACACAGTAACTGGGTCTACAAAGGGCGGCCAACTTATTATACGAGATTTTTCTTCTGGGTCTCTTAAGAACAAGAGAGATTACGGATGGATAGGTGACGTTATCTCTTCTAATCATCCTGGTCGCGGCAACTTCTTTCCTTCTGAGACAACTGCAAGCGTGTCTGTTGCCTACTTGCAAACTGCTAGACAACAGATTCTCGAAAACGTTCACAGCTCTGACATGATTAGGGTATTAACAAGGGATGACACAACATATACAAGAGAGTCTCGACCGGTCAATCACTTCTTTTCAATAGAGAAGAGCATGTATCAGGCGATTTCAGAAGAAATGCTGGATATGTTCGCAACAATTAAAGATTTTAGCAATCTTATTGGAGACCCTGTAAATCGTTATCGCCCGAATTATAAGGCGATGGAAAAGCTTCGAAGCTTATTTTTCGAGAGGGTTGAGAATACTCCAAGCATAGAAAAGTATATTGAATTTTATAAGTGGATAGATGCTTCTATCTCGCAAGTATTGGACCAACTAAAACCAGCAAGTGCTAACTTCTCAGAAGATGTTCGAACGATGATAGAGAGTCACGTACTTGAAAGGAACAAATATTGGACAAAATTTCCAACACTTGAAGGGAAGCAAGCGGAACCAGAGCCAGGACAAATAAAGTCAGTTAATGAGATGTTGTATAATTGGCGATACGGTCACGCGCCATTGCCGTCAGCCACCGGCCCGGTTGCAGCCACCGCAACAATAACCATCACGGCGTACACCGAACTCAACGCCGGGGACAAGGTAAACTTGGTTGCTGCTGATGGCACTAGTTATGATTTTGAACAAGGCGACCAAAGTTCTGTCAACGGCACATTTGAAGCTACTACATCAAACGAGCAAACAGCAACTAACCTGATGAATGTTATTAACACTTCATCGGGACCAGCAGGGGCAAGGTTTACTGCCACCGTTGATGGAGCAGTTGTAACTGTAACCCAGGCAACACCAGGCTCCGCGGGCAACACGAGCGTTACTTTGACAGATAGTGGTACTGCTGGCATGACTAAAGCAAATTTTACTGGCGGCACAGATAATAATAGGTCTGAAACCGAAAACTGCCTTTGGTGGAGTGAGCGCGCAAGCAGGAAGGACGCACCTCTTACTACCGGTATCGCTGCAACCGATGCAGAAAGAGAAACGCTTAGAAGGGTCGCGATTGCAGACGTTTCAGGGTCGACATATGCTTTAAGAAGATTGACAAAGCCATATAGATTTAAATTAGAGTTGCAGCCGGTGCTTCATGGCGGTGATAATTTTCACCTAAATAAGAAAAAGGATCTTTATCTTGGAACCTCGAATCCTGGTGCGTTGGATTTCATCCGTATCAGTGGTTCCGATGTGACCTTCGCCGGGGGAGAGTGTACTGACGTTTATAATCCAAGAATAAATCTTGGAGCACCATATTCAACTACAACTACAGGCGAAGCAGGCGGTGGCACTGTCATCGAAAAGAAGAAGGCATTTGCAAAAGCAGACATTAGTAACACAAATTCTGACCACGATCTTAGTACAATAGCACCGTTTAGTCTCTATAGCAGTTCTATAGACGATCCTAAAGATTACAAGGCAGAGATTTATGATAATTTCAAGAAGGGTGTGGATATAACGAATCTTCATTCGGATGCTTATGGGGATGATAGGGAGATCCCAATTCAGTCTCCTTTCACGGAACATTGGGTAGGGGGTCACTCCCATAGGCATCAACATTTAAATATGATGCGTCCGAAGATACCGCAAGCAGACCCAGGATTGCAAAACATCACAATGAGTCTAGACCACGCTGGACGCAGGTTCGAGGGATTTAATCTTACAATGTCTCAGGGACAACTATATGTTACCTCTCCAAACTTGTATGCCTTGAATCATGAGCCACCAGGAACATTTAATGTCTCTCTTACATCTAGTACACATAACAGGTCGAGAATACTAAGAGAGCCTCTAGCAAAGAGACCGGTCAATATAAGAAATATAAAGACAACAGCTAGTGAATACGCGAAAGATACGGTTTTAAATATTGGTAACTACAAGCATCCATACGAGATTGTTCAGGGAACATCTGTGGAGATGAGTCCCGCATTTTTAATAGATAACCACAACACTCTTTTTGGAGCTAGGACAGAGTACTCAAGTAGTTTTGACACCGCCCCATACTCCAACCCGCCCAGCGGGTGGTTAACGAGCGGAACCCCAGGAATAAAACAGCATGCTGATGATGCTTCATTGAAAATTTTGGCGTTTACTGGCTCGGGCACGGCGTATTCATCGATAACAGATCCTCCGGTTGATAGCGGATATTATAGATGGGCACAATTGGATAAAAGATTCAATGGACAACTTACAATTAACTATAAATTTATAATGGCTTCTTCTACAACTTCGCACTTGGGATATAAATACGGACTGACTAATGCACCAGAAGCTGGAGATAGTAATCCTGAATCCCTATATCTTCAATATCAGTTAGGTCATACGGGTTCTTGGGTTACTTTACAACAACTATATGTAAAGAGCGAGTACGGAACCGGATTCACGCCTGCAACCGCCTCTACAATAAGCGGAGACAACATTGCTCTTCGCTGGATCACGAGGATGTTGTCAAATGGAGATTATGATCATTGGGGCGTTGATGAGGTTAAGATTACGTCCAAGGGCACAATTGAGCAAAAGTTTCCATCACAATATTTTGTTGAAATTGATGATCGTGTCAGACCTCATCGCGCTGCCAGAAAGAACGTTTTCGTAAATAGATTTTCAGCACCAGGCGGACCAGAGACCGCTGGAGACGCCCACGGTGGACCAGGTCTTGATATAGCGACAAATCAATATTCTGTTTATAATTCACTAAACTATAGAAACATGATGCCGAGAATGGCACTGGACGAGTGGTCAATGGACAGGGCAGGCAAGTTTGGACATGTTAGTAACAGTTCAATAACCGCCTCTAGTCCGACCGCATCGTATCACAAGGTTTATCACAACCCTCGATACGTCGCTACTGCAAGTTGGGAATCCGGAGTGGAATGCAGAATAAAACACGACAACCAGTTTGTGCAACATCAGATACCTCAGAGTGATCTAGGGTATGCTTGGATAAAGAATTCTACAACAGAGACTACCTGCAGTTATGCAAGACTAGAATCTAAGTTTACATACCCAAAAGCACAATCGGATCAGACGGTTTACGAAACCAATGAAGCAAACGCCGTCGATTTTGACTCTCCAGGGTTTGTTTCTGCAAGTGACATGGGCTTTGGTCATTATGGTGCTAACGGCAGGGTCCTCACTACTCGACCTGATGTCCTTGGTGGAGGCTCATCGCTGGTGGGATTCGAGCCAGTAGATTTTGCTGGATTAAATTTTATAGTTGTCGAGCCGATATCTTCAAGCTATAATCTGCTTGGATATGATGATGTGAGTGTTAAATCTGTTGGCGGTGTTTATTCGAGAGTAAATTATTTAGCAGCCCGAGATGACGGCGCACGTTTTCGCTCTAATGTAGCGCACGGCACGCTGTCGCCAGATGTGTTTAAGTGGGACGCACATCTCTTAAATGCGATCTTGTCAAACAGAAACGGTCCATACGGTTATCCTTCTTGGAAGCAACTGAGAGCAGGGCAGCATCCAGTTGCTAGAAAGCTTCGAAGGGACAACATAATGGCACCTATTGTGGAAAGGGATAACGCACTAGTAAACTCATTCTCGCCTGCTTATTTTACTAGAGGTGATTATTCTTGGCCAGATAATATAGACCACCAGAGAGCAAGAACAAGCAGGACAATTAGTGCTCAAAGATATCGCTTTACAGAATCTGCAGTAACATCAAAATTCGGACCCCTCAAAACAACAATGATAGGCAAGTCTGTAGCTGGACTAGCCAATTCGTATGGGTCCTGGAGGGACGCTCATTCTGCTGGTGGTACCCAAATTTCTGTAGGGGGAAAGGTTACGCACGGAAACGATTTAGTCACTTTTTCAAACCCGGAACTGGTAAACTTTTTACAAATAGACGAAAAAGCATCAGCCACTCCGTTGAGAGATAAAATTGGAGCGGACATTATTCAGTCGCTATATTCTGAAACAATATATCCGAGAGATTCCAATTCTTATTCAAACAGAGTTAGAGGAAGAGAAAATTTTATCATCGACTGGTGGAAGCCAAAGAGAGCGGACAGGCGAACTATAGATAAGCACAACTCTCAGGGATTACACATTGGATTAACTAGCAGCATGTGGCCACTCGATGCACAAACAAATTTTGGAACATCTAACGAAATAGCTCTGGGCACAGACATCCCGGGAGCCTTCGGAGAAGGTGAATTAATGTCTTCTTATTGTTTGTTTCGTTCAGGTGGAGTTGGCTTGGGCGCATATCCAACCGCTTCAGCCATGTATGCTAGAAAGTTTCCAGAAGAAAATTATATATTTAATTTAACATTTAATACGACAGTTACAGAAAAATACTGGGGCGGCGCAAGCGACGGCGATCATACATCATATTACATACAGTTTTATCCTCCTGAAGCCTCTGCCGTGGTGCATTATATATATTTTTGTAGGACTGCCGAGACTGCAAGCGTAAACAATGCGGCTGACATCGCCGTCGGAGCTAACAAAATATGGATCCCCCTTTCGGAAAGTAGCTATACAACAACTACACTCGCATCAGCTGTCAAAGATGGGCTTAATAGTAATTCTATATTTAAAAAAGTTGCAAAAGCAGAATCAAGCACCAATAAACTTAGTCTACATTTTAAGGGCACTTGGGACAATTCTTATGTCGGCGGTGATTATTTGGCGGATGAATATTCTGACTTCACCATCGATGGTCAAATCATGATCGGCTACCTCGACACGAGCCCCGTTTTTCTATCGGCGTCCTCCAATACTAGCACTTATTTGGCTGGTGCAGCAAAGTGGGAAGCTGGTGAGATGGCAGGACGCGATCCTTTTAATTATAAGGATTATGATGATTACGCGATGCAGATGAGATTAATTGGAAAAGATTATTCTATAGTTCCTGAATATAGAATTAGTGAGGAAATGCCAAACTATATTGGTAGAGCCGCAGCGGATCCCTATTTTTCATGCCCACAGGCAGATTTTTTGCAGATGACCGGAGCACTGGATGATTTTGCTGATAGTAGTAAATCAGATTTTTTCAAAGTCTACGGACATAGTGACTTTATAAAATACTTTGACATTGTGAAGGAAGGGCATAAAGAACTGGCAATGTCAGAGAACAGTCTAACTCTCAGGTGTAAAGCGATGAAAAAGTTTCTTCCATATGAAGGAATATATCCAGCACAGAGAACTTTGCAGTTAGCAACTATGTTTAGTGAATCATACGGTCCACAAACTAATGTTGCGGTTGAAAAATTCGGGCAGACGAAGGGAGGATACGAGCCTTATGGAAGTTGGAGAACAGCTTTACAACCTTTTTACGCTCCAGGAATCGCCTACAATTCTATAAAATCTGGCATTGCTGTTGATTATCCTGTCTTTACTCCCAACAGAGATAGAAAGTTTAATTTGTTTTGTACGACATTCGACAAACAAGACAACAATCATATTAATATAGGACAAGCCAGCGAATGGGCGCAGCTTATATCTGGAAGTCATGGTAAAAATTCATCCGCTGCCAATTCCGGATTAAGTATATCGATGTGGGTTTATTTTGATGAAGATCCTGATGCAGACGGCAACACTGATACTTCCGGAAGCTTGTTGGTATTCAAGGATGATGATAATGCTACAGAGGGTATTCATTTTACAAAACATGGCGGCCGCCTGATGCTATCGATGTACACCGATGCATCAAATTATAAAAAGTGGTGGACAAAGCCATATAAGTCCTTAACAACTGCAGATAAATGGTACCATGTCGCCGTCGCAAAGAAATTTGATACATCTACACCAGATTTTTATATCGACGGCGTACAAATCGAAACTCAAGGGGCTGCTACCGCTGCGGGAATAACTGGCACCGCCGGGAGTTTAACGGAAACGTCCGTTAACATGGACGGTCATAGCACAACAGCAACCGGAAATTGTACCATAGGAAATCACAGATATGGGCACACCAACACTAATCATGCTCTCAACGCAATGGAAGTTGCTATTTCTGAAGTCAGTATTTTCAATACAAAGTTGACGGACGAGTCTGTTAGAGGACTCTTCGGCGGCGGCGTCAGGCAGCGTGGACCCTGGCGACCAGATTTGTGTGTGGAACAGCCTCATGTGGATAACTTAATAGGGTGGTTCCGAATGGGAAACGACACTGGTTATGTCATGGCTGGAACTTCTGGTTCTATAACAATGACAAACAATCTTGGATTAAATAATCATGCTATGCCTCTGTACAGGAAGACTCTTGTCGGCGGCGGCAAAGGTTCTTTGGCTGGAGTCGAGACCACGACTAAGGGCAAATTTGTAGGATTTACAGATGCTTGGTCAGCTGGTGCCCAAACTGGATATGGAATTACATTGTTGGGAGAAAACGGCGTAGACACAAACATGGAACTAACAGGGGCTTTTCAATATCCTTCCTACATCACTGGTTCCGCGTTTAACGAAACATCTGATTTCGGCATACCACGCATCGGTTCTGCCAGCTGGGGGGAACATCAGGCGAAAGGAGCAGACCCAGAGTTGGCGGAAGCAACGTCTTATTGGACTCAGGGAGATTATGGAAGAAATTTTGGTACATGGGGCGTCCAACGTGTTGAAAGACTTCCGTTTGAGGTAATTATTGATCCAACCCGCTTGGTCACAAATACAGTTAAAAATATTGGCACAGCCAGAAATGTTGCAAGATTAGACGAGAGGTTCACCTTTTACGAAATGGAGCCACACCCAAGTGCCAGTTTACAGCCATGCTCATTCTTGAGAAGTAGGTCATCTGGATCGGCAGATACTGGTGCTCGACACCTACCCCATCTTTCAACTGTGGTTCCGGAAACATACTGGGGGGCGACACACCAAACACCGATAACCTCTTCTATGTTGACCGCTAGTTTTAGTTTGTCGAGAATGCGGGTCTTGAGTGACACGACATACTCGAAGGCAGCTAACAATTTTTTTGCTGAAAGTTCAAGATTCTTTTTGGAGGGGGGACATACTACAACTATCGCATCCGAAGATACGTTACAGACTGCTGTAGATCCGAGTAAAACATACAAGTTCCGATTGAGGTTAAATCGTCCCAATACGCAGGACTTTCCGATGTATAATCGTGCGGCTGCATTTGGACCACCAATCAACGCAGGACCTGGTGATCATGGATTGAATCGGTCACAGAACTACGTAGGTCATGGATTCGCCCCGTATACTCCACCTCATTATGACAATTATGCAGAGGTTGAATATATATTCAATCCGTCCGTTGGCGTCTCATATGAGACCATAGAAGATGTTCTTAACAGGATAACCGAACAAAATAGTTTGGGCACCGCAACCATTAACTATAATAGGTATATTCAGGGTACTGGTTCAAAAAACAATTTTGGAATTTCAGGAATTACAAATAGTGATTATGTGTCGGGTCCAGGCATCAGTACTGATTTTCAAAGTATCAATGCCGCGACTGCATCTTTAAATAAAACACATGCGATGCAATTGTCTGCTAGTTTTTATGGTATGGATTTGGCACAAGGAAGCCTGGTTCCAATATTTGAGGGAACAGAAAGAGATAGGGACATTCTTCGAAAATCGTGGGTTATACAGAGTAAGTGGGAAACCCCAAATATGGATTTTCGTAAGACCACCCCTGCAAAAGCAAAGCCTCATTATATAACCACTGCGAAAGGGATGTGGCACCAAACAGGAGCGTATGATGATCCCAGTTCGTTTATAGAAATTATGCCACCAATTGATGGGTCTGAAGATTTGTCAAGTTTATTAGGTGTTCATTTTAGAAAAGGTGAGCGAAAAATAAAGGAGCAAAGAGCCCTTTCTATCGGACAATTGCCAGAAGAGCGTAAAGTATCGGAAGCGGTTGTTGCGATTCCGTTTGTGGAAGATGAGAGTGGCAACAGAAAGTTCTTTAACATTCCAAAGAACGAGGTATATAAGGCTGTCCAGAACGAGGGGTATCCAAATTACAAGAAAGCGTATATTGATACTGTTGAGGGACGAAGACTTAGACACGGTCGCGGTCGTAACAAGGGGACAACCACAGAAGTCGTGGCAAACCCCATATCATCCCGGACAAGTATTCAAACAATGGTAGGAAAGATGCTTAAATATGTTATTCCTCCAAAAATGAATTTCTTAAAATATAACAATGAGGAAGAAAAATTTGTGCACCCATTTGCAATGTACATCTTTGAATTTGAGCATACTTTGTCTAAGTCGGATTTGGCGTATATGTGGCAGAATCTCCCGCCAGATGTTGCATTGAACGACTTTCATAACAATGATGATGATACACTGCAAGCAGAATCTGTAGTTTCTCATGATTTGGGAGGCGCAACAGATCTCTTAGGTGGCAGCTTTAACAAAAATGTAAAATGGATGGTATTCAAAGTTAAACAAAGAGCTGAAACAAACTATTTTAAGAAGATATCACGAGACAAACTACCGGTCGGTCACCCTGAAAGGGAGTTATCCGTTGAAAACGATATTTTTGAATATGGATACAACTGGCCTTATGATTATTTCTCGTTGGTTGAACTAGTTAAAATTGATGCTGGAGTGTCTTTTGCGAAGGATAGGGACATAGTAGAACCCTTAACACCGGAACAGGCAGAACAAACCGCAAGAGCTGTTGCTGGATTGGTGCCACAAGAGAACGAAGAAGGGGAACAAGAGGTCGACTTCAAGAATTTGTTCCCAAAAGAGGATGAATAATGTCGTTTTTCAATAAAAAAGAAGAAGTGATGGAGGTTCAGCTTACTCAATACGGGAAGTATCTTCTTTCTAAGGGGCGATTTAAGCCAGAATTCTATGCCTTCTCAGATGACGAGGTTCTTTATGATGCGTCTTACGGAGAGAATGTGAATGAAACCGCAAAAACATCGTTTGAGAGGATACAGAACGACACAGTAAGGATGAGACCCTTGTACGAACACGAGGGAGCGGAAACTCGTGTCACCAGAACAAACAAGCATATTATGTTGGCAAATCTTTTTCGAAACATAGGAGCATCCCAAAAGAGGGTCGCTGGTAATCTTTATGGGAAAGACTATGTCAACGACACCGCAATGGTTCCGGATGATAGGAAGTTGATGAGAAACATCCTAGGGAATTCAGAGGTGGGCAACAAATACGCTCCTGCATGGTGCGTTTATAGCTTGAATGATCAAGAATTTGAGAGCCCGATACAATTAAGCTCTTCTGGTCCCAACATAGGAATGAGAAGACCACAGATAAACTTGATTGTTGATTATAACATGGAGGCTGAAAAGGTAGAAGTCGGAGATACCATAACAATGAATGAATACTTTGAGCAGGACGGTATGGGTCAAGTTCTAGGATTTGTTGACGGATATGAATTAACTATTGATACTGAGAGTATCACTTTAGAAGTATTAGAAAAGAATGTTTCCACTTCTGATGATAAATTCGATGTTGAATTTTTTTTGGTTGAGGATGAGGAAGAGTTTCTAGAAGGAACAACAACGGTAAAGGAAGAAAAACTTTTATCATTAAAGGTGGATGCCAACTTTGATTCAACCATGAGAGACGAGTTATCGACATATGTAGAGGTTTTGTTTGATGAGCATGCTGGGCTGGGCATACCAGAAGATTTTGAAGGAGAAACTTTTTATGGACACATCGGAATAGAAGACGAGCAGGTGTGTGACTAATGTCTAGAGTAGATTTTTCAAAAGATGACATTATCGGAGATTTCTTGCCAAACGTGGGAATACGTAGAATCACGCTAGAGTCTGCTTCAGAAGAAGACATGGCAGTAATGGTAGACTTGGTCATCGACGACGTACTGGACGAAGATATCAAAAACGCCACCGCAAAAGCAGTTGATGAAGATTTAACTGTAGTCCGTCGTCAAATGGGTCGCGGCCGCCACGCAAGAAATATTGTAGTGGGGTCCAAATCATCCATGTCTGTAATAGACGAGGCTTTAAAGGTTTGTGTTGTGGTGGCAACAAGCGAAGCAGCGAATATAGTGATAAAAAGACTTTTTTCTCGACGAGGTCAGGTGGCAAATTTTCAAGATCGCTTAAGACAGATTACGTCAAGAGGGCTTGAATATTTGGAATCTTCCATCGCCCAAGCGATGCAGGGATTGGCGAATAGACGGCAGGACATTTTCTTCTTTCAAGATGGTGCCAAACCAACCGGCGCAGAACAATATTATGCAGCCGCAGCAGATCATCTCAAGGAATACGATGTTAATGGAAACGAAGTGCACAAGCTTTATAAGACCTTTTCATTACCAGAAATAGGGAACAACATTAATAGTTTGCATATTTATGCGTTCACGTTTATGGATTTCAATATTTTTGACCTGGAGATGGACCCAAGCGAGATGACCTTTTTGAATAACATGTATGGAAAATTGTCGTATAACAAGGTAATAGAGAACGGCTCGCTAAATCCTCACAGTATGGTCTTGCTTGATTCAAGAGGCACTCCTTGGTCTGGTCCCTATCACGTCATGCAGGACGGGTCCTATATGAAGGGGAGGTTTCATGAAGCAGATGCTGGAGACCCAGAACAATATCTAACGAGCATTATGGTTCCCAACATCAAGGTTCAGGACTTTAGAAGGTTTCAGAGATCGGAAAAAGACATGTATTTGCCAAAAACTTTGCCTAGTTTTCTGCAGGAGAACAAGAGAACGAAATATCTTGATGACATTCGAGCAAATCAGTTTAATGCAAGAGCAGAGATAGATCACGATCCTATCACTGGTCATGTTAGTCTTGAGTTTTT